GCCTAGAAGGAACAGCTCGTAATCGCCAGAGTGCCTATGGAACGCATGCGAAGCATCCTGCGCGGCAGACATGAACTCACGACTAGCGGTAGCCACATTAATCGAGAAGAAGGGCTGCAAGAAAGCTCCGGCCTTAGAATCGAACACACTGAATATTTTTAGAATCATGACTTAATCTCTCCTTATTAACTGAATTACAACTCACGCCGTCGCAGGCGCAACCGCGCGACAGCACACCTCTCTCGTACTGCTAACCGCTCACCTGAAGAATCCTCCTTATGCCGCTCTGCCGAGCGACGCCGCGCAACCTTCGCCTCTTCCACAAGATCGGCGAAAGAAGGCTCTCCTGGCTTTGAGGGGAATAACGCGACCTTCGCGTCATAGAACCTCGGGACGGGAAACTTCCGTCCATTGTGTACAACCTCATCTGAGGGGTACACATCCGCGTGGTACTTCTCTACCCACGCGCTTCCAATACCAGGCCGACGACTCATCGTCGAATACTCCGGCCTAACTTGCCAACTCTCTCCAGTCACAGGATCTACACGAGCGTACCGCGGATCGTCTGTGTCCTGATCCACCACGCCTTCGACCCGTGCACCGGGTCTACCGTACCGTGATACATCGGCTTTGTGCACATACCTAGCGCAATATGCCGCGGACTCGTACGTGATATTCCCAATATCACAGCGACCCAATCCCCAAACACTCTCCAGGGTCGCACTTCGATATCGAGAATAGGGCGACTCCTGAACGAGCACTCTATCCTGATGAAAGTCGATCCCGAATAACAACGCATGGTAGTGCGGTCGTAGGTTACGTGAACCGTACTCTCCGCAGTGATAGAAACGAAATCGACCAACGCGCTTACGAAGCCGTTTTGAGAACCGCTGGAAATCTCCAATTCGAAGCCCGCCATCGTTAGGCAATGCCTCCGGTGAATACGTTAGTGTTATGAAGCTGTTATGCTTATGCATCTGAGCTTCGTGCAGGCACCTCAGTGCCCACTCTCGCGCTTTACGCTCGCGACAACCCACACACTTCCCGCACGGCAATGAAAGAGGGCGATCTGACCACCCCGCGTTGCGGTTTAAAGTGATCAGACCGCCCGGCCCTTTCCACGCCTGAAGCGGCGTGAAGCACGGCATACCACGGCTCCGGAGAGATCTAGAGCCGCCAGCCGCCGCGCATGGGCCTCGCTCTCAGGTTCTTCCCACGCACGCGAGTCCCGCGGCGGAAATTGCCCTTCGAGCGTCTCCGATTCATTTTGAATCTGCGCGCCATGAAATCCCCCTTTGGGGACAATCATTTAGCTTGCCAAAGTGACCCCCGCAAATACCGGGTGTCACTAATTACACCTAAGAACAAGGGGGGAACGGTGTAATCGAGGGGCATCCGCCCCAAAAGGCGAGGGCTCCCGGGGGTGGCCAGGAGCCCTCTGAGGCACGTCTGACGCCGTGCCCCTATCTGCGGGTCATGATCGCGAAAAAACGACCCGCAAACATCTGTTAAGACCCCTTATCAGGGCTCTACTACCGGCTCCGCCGGATTCACAACTTCAACCTTCACAACCTGAGCTGGAACGTCCTGCTCGGCCAAGCCGAGCTCGCGCAGCTGCGCCAACCGTTCCGGATCCGAGCACAGCTCGAGGAACTTCGCCGGATCGTTCTCACACACCGTCCGAACTCGAGACGGCAACGCCCGGAACTCCTGATCCGCGGCCATGACCCGATTCAGGCACGCCTGATAGTCCAGGCCGCTACTAAAATCCCCGTACATCGGGGAACCGATCGGACCTCTCGGAAACTGACCCTGCGTGATCCACTTTTCCATGATGTAGTTCGCATTCAGCTCATCACGCGGAGCCTGCTTAGTCATCAACCTACCGCCTTCCGGCTGGTAGACCTTCCGCACCGGGAACATCTCTTCCTGTTCTTCGCCGTTGCTCATCACTTCCGCCTCTTAGGCTTTCCGGGAACCATCTTCCCGAAATCCTCATTGGGGTGACGCCTAGCTTCACCCCATTTCCCCTTCATGTAGCCGGCCGCGCCTATCGCGCCGGCAGCACCCAGGCCTACGCCTGTACCAACGAGGTTTCCACCTCCGAACTCCTTCACCTGGCGCAGCCAAGGATGACGCTGATAAAGCTCCTCCATCGCTCTCGCTCCAGGGATTCCCATTTCCATCAACGCTCGATCCATATAAATCCGCATCTTCGCCTGCTCGGACTCCTGCGTCCGAGCTGATGCTAGTCCACGCTCTGCAATCAAGTTAAGAACGGCCTCCTGGGCCGCCATCGTCTCCGCTCTTGTCTTCGACTCTAGGAAACGCTCCTGAACGTTAGTCCTCTGCACCTCCTGACGCGTACGCTCCTGCTCCTGCAACATCCTCTGACGAATCGTTTCCACTTCAGAATCCATCGCCCTAGCCTGCTTCGCAGAACTCAAAGCTTTCGCAACATCGGGACCACGGAAAGACGGGCTTCCACCCGTCGACGCCATCGCTGGCTGAGCTCCGTGTCCCACAGACTGACCCGTAATAAACGGGACCATCGGATTAATCCCGGCCTGTCGCAGCCCTTCCATTCTCAAAGAAGGCTGCATCAACTCCCAGGCCTGCATCCTCCGCCACTGGACATTCCGCTCGTGCTTACTCGCTTGATACTGGGCTGCCGAAGCCATCCCAGAACTAGCGTCGCCTGCGGCTCCTCCAATAATCGCGCCTAGTGCCGCGGCCATTAGAAGTGGTCAATCAAGCCCGGCACCGAATACGTCGGCATCGGCCGGGCAGAACGATACGAAAACCAGAAATCACCGAAAAACTCCGGCTGTGTCGGCACAGCCAACACACGAGAAATCGGAGGCGTGTCCGCAATGAACACATCATTCAGCAAAGGCAACGAAGCGAACTCCTGACCCACATGCCAATAGTCGATCGGCGTACTCGCCGTGCTACGCATAACACCAGAAGTACGCGAGGGCTTGTACCGATACTCTGCCCATCGCTCCTGATAACCGAAAACATCCTCGTCCGCGGCCGTCGCCTGCCAGAAGATCTCCTTATTAAGCACTGCCTGCTCACCCAAGTGAGCCAACGCCGGCCAAAAGAAGTCGTACCTACGACTCCGCGAGAACATCCGCTCTATTCCTTGCTGATACGTCAAATCGGCTCGAACGTTCACCAGCCCAATAATCACACCGTGCTCTGTGAACGACTTCATGAAACCAGACTGACCCTCGGCCAGGCCGAAACCGCCAAGCTGAGCAATCGCGGACGTCGGCAAACCCGTCGTCCCGTAGTTCGTGTTCGCAACCGGATGGAAATTGATCCGGGTCGAACCACCACCAAGATACTCCGGACGCTGTAGACGCTGATCCGGAGACACCACACCAAAGTGTGACCTAACGATCTCGGTATACCGAGATCCACCTCGAGCATCCCGCTCGAGAAGCCTTTGAACCTGAAACGCTTCGCGAATCTCATTGATCGTCGCACTCGTCGCCGCCGTCAAATCCGCGAATAGCCTATTCGCCTCCAAACCTGCCGTAGCAGACAGCTCAATCGGCGCAATCGCTGCGGTTGACCGCAGCTGCCTATAAGTATCCGCACTATCCAGTGCACTCAGCGGCGCAGTAGGCGCCGCCAAACTCTTGACCGGAGCAACCGCTCCCAACGGCAGTAGAACCGGATCACCCTTCTGCGGGAACGGCAAACACGACGTGAAATAATCATGCCGCTTCCCTCGCCGCCTAAGCACATAATCCGTCGCCGTATCCGGACCGTCATCAACATCGACAACAGGAGAATCAACGAGGTTTTCATCACGAAACCATTCCCGATAGATCATGTTGTAAGCGCGTGACCACAACGCCGAAGCGGTCACCGCAACCGTGTAGTCCTTCCCGACTAGCCCTAGATAGTCCCAAAGACTCCCTGTAGTAGGCGTGACCGTAACCGTCGGAATCTCGAAATCCGTCGAATCACCAGGATCCGTCTGCTGACCACAGAACTTTTCCCAGGAGCCCGTGCCCGGGCCCTGGTCCACCCACAGCAACCGATTCGGAACGAAGAACCAGAAATAATCCAGGTACAAATTGTCCATCAGAGGCGCTAGGGGCGTCGACATGCGGCAAAACGCTTGAGCCCGCATCGTCATCGTATCGCCCGGCAACGCCTCATCTACAAAGACCGGAACCAAGTAACCCGAACTGAATGCGGTCTTCAGACCGCAAGAACGATCGAACACAGACCGCGGGATCTCCGCCCGCGGAATCATCGAAAACTGATGCTGACCCCCGGTGTTCCCACCGGGATTAGAAGTCGTCCGAGCCATTGTTAACGCTCCACCGTGTTAAGGAACATCGAAGCTAGTCCCAATGACTGCTTCGTCTCGTACATCTTA